CAAGTTCAGGTGGAGGTATCGGTGGATATTGGGGAGATGTTAGGAGTGATGGTGTGTCAACTGGCAACGGTTCTCGTTCTACTGGATCAATCCCGTTTATGCATGTTGTAGACTCTCAGATGTTAGCCTTCAATCAAGGCACTACAAGACGAGGAAGTTATGCTGCATACTCTGACATATCTCATCCGGAGATTGAAGAATTTATTAACATGCGTAAGTCTTCTGGTGGAGATATTAATAGAAAGAATCTTAACTTACACAACGCAGTCAACATAACTAATGAGTTCTTAGAAGCTGTTAAGACTGACGATGAATGGAGATTGATAGACCCTAAGACTAATGAACCTACTAAAGTTATTAGTGCTAGAGAATTATGGATGCGTTTACTTGAGACTAGAGCAGAGACTGGTGAGCCTTATTTAATTAATATAGATACATGTAATGAAGCATTACCGGCAAAACAAAAAGAGTTAGGTTTAAAAATTAATCAAAGTAACTTATGCTCTGAGATTACTTTAGCAACAAACGATGAACGTACTGCTGTTTGTTGTTTGTCTAGTGTTAATTTAGAATATTATGATACATGGAAAGATGATGAAAAGTTTATAAAAGATTTAGTAACAATGCTTGACAATGTTCTTGAGCATTTTATTGGAGAGATAGTACACACAGAAAAATTAGGTGGTTACACTGCAAATTATAAGAGGTTTAAAAGTTATGTTAAAGAAGGTAAAAAAGGTTTGGTTAAAGCTGCGTACTCAGCATACAGAGAACGATCAATTGGATTGGGTGCAATGGGATTCCACTCATACCTCCAAAGTAAAGGGCTATCTTTTAATGGTCTTCAACAGACTGGGATTAACAACACCATATTTTCTACTATTAAATCCAAGGCTTCGGAAGCTACTACTCTACTTGCTGAAATGCGTGGTGAAGCTCCTGATGTACATGGTAGCAATAAGCGTAACGCTCATCTTTTGGCTATTGCTCCTAATGCCAGTAGTAGCATTATATGTGGTGGTACTTCCCCTAGTATTGAACCATATCGTGCTAACGTATATACGCACAAAACTTTATCAGGTAACTACAAAGTTAAAAATAAATTTCTAGAAAAACTTCTTAAACAGAAAGGACTTCTTGCAGATGAAAGAGAAAAGGTATGGAAAGATATTTCAAATGAAAGAGGTTCTATACAAAATATTAAAATATTTAATAAAGAAGAAAAAGAAATATTTAAAACAGCAGATGAAATAAATCAATTACATTTAGTAGAACACGCAAAGATTAGACAAGAATATATTTGTCAAAGTCAAAGTGTTAATCTTTTCTTTGTGCCACCGAAGGCTACAGAATCTCAAAAAGTACATGATGAATTTTTACAATACTTAAATGATGTTCATTGGTATGCTATGCATAATTTAAAATCATTGTACTATTTAAGATCAGATGCTGCTAAGTCTGCAGAAAATGTAAACGTAAGAATACCTAGAATTAATTTAGAAGACACAGAATGTATAAGCTGTGAAGGATAAGATATGACAGAAGAAAAATTTGACAGAATGTATGAGAGTAGATTTGATGCTCTCCAAAAGAAATATGAAGCTGAGATAGCTATAGCTAGAACAGAATTAGATACTTACTTTCAATTAAGTGTGGGAGTAGCAGAGCATCCCCACGTTATTGAATCAATGGATGTACTCTTTGATCAGTTAGCTAACGCTCAAGAAAAATTAGACTTACTAATTAAGGAGTTTTAATGGAAGATTCATTTAGTCAGTTTTGTAGGAGGATGTGGTTAGACCATTGTGATGATAATAAAACACCACATTCTGTAACATACACAGAAGCAGAATATAAAAAAGAATTTAACAAATGGCTACTGAAAAAGTATGCCGAAGAACAGGAAAAAACATGAGCTTATTAGGAACACAAAATTATTTTAAACCATTCGAGCATCCTTGGATGTTTGACTATTGGGATTTACAGCAACAGATGCATTGGATACCTAATGATGTACCTCTCAACACTGATGTAAAGGATTGGAACAATCATCTTACAGATGAAGAACGTAATTTAGTTAAACAAATATTTAGATTATTTACACAGTCAGATGTAGATGTAGGTGCAGCTTATATTCATAAGTATATGAAATTGTTCAGAAAACCAGAGGCACAATTAATGATGTCAGCATTTGCTAACATGGAAGGAATACATCAGGTTGCTTACAGTCAGCTACTAGAAACAATTGGTATGTCAGATAAAGAGTACAAAGCTTTTGCTGAATACGAAGAGATGGCTAACAAACATGAATATCTTTTAGACTTTAAACCTACAAGAAACAATAAACCAGAAATTGCAAAAGCGTTAGCAGTATACTCTGCATTCACCGAAGGACTACAGTTGTTTAGTAGCTTTGCAATCTTGTTAAACTTTCCTAGATATGGTAAGATGAAAGGTATGGGTCAGATTGTTACATACTCTATACGTGACGAGTCTCTACATGTTGAAGCTATGACTAAATTATTTAGAGAGTTTATAAAAGAAAATCCTGAGTTGTGGACTGACGATCTGAAGAAAGAACTATATGATATCTGTAGAAAAATGGTAGAGCTAGAAGATAAATTTTTAGATTTAGTATTTGAGATGGGTAATCTTGAAGGACTTACTAAAGATGAAATGTATGCATACAACAGATACATAGCTGATAGAAGATTATTACAGTTGGGATTAAAACCAAACTTTAAACAAAAAGACAATCCTTTGGAGTGGATTGACGAAGTAATAGGTGTTGAACATCAAAACTTTTTTGAAGGTAAAGCAACATCCTATATGAAAGCAGGGCTAAGAGGAAATCATGGAAGTTTAACTTTTACGGAATTGCAAAATGAAAAAGAATGAAGCCACATTAATTAGTTATAAATTAGTAATGGATCAAAAAGGAAAAGTGTATAGTGAACGTAGCATTAGTGATATAGATCAACTCGAAGAAAGATTTAATCCTATTTTATTTAATACTTTAAAGACTACACTGCGAAGAGCATCCTCTGAACTAGATACTATTCATAATAAAATTGAAGCAGATTTAAATTGTAGAATTCAATAACGTATAAATTTTTAGTGGCTCTGTTTTACCTTTTACAGGTATTGGTTTTAAAACTTTAAAAACATTTGAGCACTTAGATGTGGTTACATGAGTAATCAATAGATCATGTCCTGCTTCTTTACATGCTGACTCTGTTCTAGCTGCAGTATTAACAGCATCACCTATAGCTGTATAATCGAAACGTGATTCACTACCCATGTTTCCTATTACAGCTTCACCACTATTAATACCAATCCCAATAGCTATGGGATCAATGTTTTGGTTTTTTAATTCTTCATTCAAAGTTATCATTCCTTCTTGAATATCCAACGCACAGTCTACTGCTTTCTGTTCGTGTCCTTCCAAGTCTAATGGTGCTCCGAAGATAGCCATCATTGCATCACCAATATATTTATCTACCATACCACCATGTTTCTGAACAGCCTGTTGTTGTACAGTCAATGCTTTGTTCATAACATATGTTACATCTTGAGGATCAAGCTTCTCTGACATAGCTGTAAATCCTCTTACGTCTGTAAATAAAAAGGTACAGTACCTCTTTTCTCCACCCAACTTTAAAAGCTCCGGATTGTTTTGTAATCTCTTTATTTGAGCCGGGTCTAAATAGTGTTCAAACTGTTTTTTAATTTGCTGACGAAGTTTAAATTGTGTCCTATAATTTAGATAAAAAGCTACACTTGCAGTTATAAACTGTGAGATCAAAGACCACGACACATCTATCAAGATTCCACGCTGAATTAAGTAGTATCCAGAAAACGCTGTTAGAGCACCGATAAATCCTGCTAATACCAGTCCAAGGGTAATACCAAATACGTTTAATACAAGCCAAATACAGGCGATTGAGAGGGTAAATATGAGTACTTCTGCAGCTAGACTGTAATCAGGTATGTAAGGGCTATTCTGGACCAAGATTGACTCGGCTAATGCAGCTTGAATTTTGTGTGGTTCTAGTAATCCAACCGGTGTACTTAGCTGTGGCATAACACCGTTAGCTGTCACTCCAACAATCACAAACTTATCTTGGACAGACATATCTTTTAATGTTGTAGAAGGGGTATCAACCCAACTAATCCACTTACGACCAAGAGAGTCTACAGGTACAGCAGGAATTCCTTTTACTCTAACTTCTTCTATACCATTTTGATTTGTTTTAATTACATATGTATCAGCACCTGCTAAAACTTTTAAGACTTGTGTACCAAAAGAAGCTACCCAACCATCCGGAGTTCGCATTAACAAAGGTAGTCTTCTAACCAATCCATCTACATCTATTGGAGCAGATGCAATCCCTTGAGTTGCTTTAGATTTTAACAAGTCTATATTCTCTACGACACCTGATAATTCATAACCACCTATATCATCTCCTAATATAACTGTTCCTTCTGTTCTAGGAAACTTACCATTCTTATATTCAAACATAGATAATATACTTGGATGTAATTCTAATACATTAGCAAACGCTTCATCACCTCCGAATCTATCAGGCTCACTAAATGCTATAACGTAGCCAACACCCATAGCTCCACGATTTAATAAGTCCATATGTATTTCGGCTAACCTTTGACGAGGTAGAGGATAACCACCTTCTCTTTGTATATCCTCCTCAGTTATGTCAAGTGTTGTAAAGTATCCTGAAGCTGACTGCTCTGGAATTAATGCATCAAAAGTTTTTAACTTCAATACTTCTAGAGGTAGCATATTAAACACAAGAGGAATACCAAGCAGTATTGTAAGTCCTAACCATTGTAATGTTTTTATCATGAGCCTTGCCTTATCTTTATTGTTGATGAACCACCACCGTTTACTTTGATGGTATGAGATACTCCGTCTTGTATTAAGATTAAAGTAAAACTTTCGTCACTACCTGTATCTAATCTAAACGAACTTTCTATATTTCTTCGTAAACTAATTGTCTGTCCTTGCACTATAGTTGTAATTTGTGTATCAGCATCCTGTCCTATCTGTGTACCTACTAATGTAAATCCAGATACATCTTTGAGTTTGTCTTCTTCCTCATCTACTTTTAAGACATCTAATACATCTAGTAAGTCTTCGAGAAAGTTTACATCTAAATAGTTTATATCTAATTCTGTAAACTCTAACTCCGCTTCTGCATCTAAGAAGTCTTCATTTAAATAATCTATATCTAAATCATTAAAGTCTAAAAATCCAGAGGATGAAGACACTGAAACTTCTTGAGCAAACTGTGAATCTTCCTTTGGAGGTGTCACAATAAGCATGTTATCTATCAAGTCTAATGTCAGATCAAGTATTACCGGCTTACTTGGCGAGTTTTCAAACACTGATACGCTTGTAGCTTGGAAAGGTTTGTTAAGTACAACAGTACCTGTGGCTGTAGATACAAGTATCTCACCACTAGATAAACCTTCTTCATCAGGTAAAAGTATTATTAAAGACCTGCCAAGTTCGTCTACCGTACATGTGAAATCTGTACCACGAATGGCTATG